GTGCGCGGCCAAGGTTGAATTGATTCGCCTGGCCAGCGTTGAATTGCGATTGCGACGCGTTGAGCTGAGCGTTTCGAAACGACTGGTCAGAGCCGAACTGCGCTGCTCCCAAGTTCTGTTGCCAGTCGTTGGCGGCTCGCGTCTGAGCTTGACCGAAACTCTGGTTACGAGCGGAGAGGTCCGCGCTCTGTTGCGCCGTGTTCAACCCGCCGAACGTGTTCTGAGCGGCAATCTGCTCGTTGGCTCGGAGGAGCGACGTATCCGCCGCCGTCTTCTGACCGATGTTCGCCGCGCCGATCATCGCCTGGCGTCGAGCCATGGCGGAATCCATCTGGCCACCGGACGCCGCGAGGGCGGCCTGCTGGCTAATAGCCCGGTCCTGACCTTGCTTCATCTGAAGCTCAGCCGGAGATGGGCCACCGCGACCCATTGCGCGGTCCTGAACGGCCGTCATGACCTCCAGGTTCTTACCGCGGGCCTGCTGATACGCAGCGTAATCGGCGTTACCGGCGTTCGGGTCGATCTGCGTCTTGTCGACGTTGAACTCACGAGCGTTGAACGTATTCGCCCGTTGCACTGAGCCGGGGTCGTGCTGTTGCGGCGCGTTCTGGCGCTGCATCTCGTAGATATCGGGGCTATGCGTGCGCTGGTTCCCGAACTTGTCGAGAACGACGCCGCCGCGACCCTGAGCGCTCTGCGACATAGCCGCGAAGCGTCCGGGGTCGGACATGTCCGGATTACCAGTAACCTGGGCAAGTTGACTATTGAGCTGCGTACTCTGCTCAATCATCTCCTTAAACTTCGGGTCCTGCCGCATTTCGTTGTAATAACGAAGCATGCCCAACGCTGGGACCGCGCCACTACGATCGGGCGGCGGATGCGTGGATTGATATTCGGAGATCCACTTTCGCTGCTCTTGATCCAGTTGCGCCCGCTGGTTCTGCATCTGGTCGTAATCGACACCCAATGCGGCCGCGCGTGCGCGCTGTTGCGCTATCTCTTCCGGCGTGTACCCAAAGCTACCCTGTCCAATACCGGCGCTCTGATTCAGGCTCCGGTATTGCCCCTGCGGTGCGGTCGGATTCCCCTCGTCGTCAAACAACCCGCCAACGACGCCACCAAGCGCCCCACCGACCATGCCGCCAACGACGGTGCCGGCGCCGGGGATAATCGACCCAACGATCGCGCCCGCGCCAGCGCCTACGCCAGTTCCAATTGCTGTACCGCTCGGCATTAGGCTTTCGCTCCCGCTTGCATGATCTTCTCCACTGTTCCTCGCTTAACTCCGACCAGAAGCGTCACGCCTCTAGCCCTAAAACCTTCACTGTCACCAGCACCGGACTCCGCGTCTCGCATCCGGACGCGCCACGATTCCCCCTGCTGGTCCTGCACGTGCATCGCGACCTGCTCCTGCGGCAGCGTGGCCATATCGGCCGCGGTGTAAACCGCAGACTGAACGCTAGTGTTGACGTAATCCTTATCTATCTCGAATTCCATATCGTGGTCTTCCACGAGTTCATTCAAGAACAGAATCCGCTGGCACCTAACGAGCCCCTGTTTCCCAGCCGGTTTGATCCAGCCGGTTTCAAGCTCGGAGACCACATACGTACTACCCGGGTCGCGATACTCGTCCGGCGTCTCAATCGAGACGTTGGCCTGAGCATCAACCGTGTAATACGAGTTATTCACGACCAGAGCGTCAACCCGCTCTGTACCGTCGCCGTAGTCGTAGTTGGTGTGAGTGGTCCAACGATTGTCCCGATAGTTGTAAACCAGGACGAGACCCTCATCTAAGGAGTTCTCCGCGTGAAATCGGACCTCCATTACTGTAGGCATCAAAGTAGCAGCATTGATAGTCGGGAAATTATTGACATAATAATCAACCGGCAGACCGACAAATGTCAGTTCCTCGCCGCGGGTAAGCATGTAAATACCCTTGTCGCTCTGGAACAGGATTCCCTGCGGAATCACCACCACGGAGCGGTGGTCAATGCAGCCACAGTCGCTCGTGATAACGTCCGGAGGCGTGAGGTCCGAGCTGGAGCCGCTGGCGTTACCGCCGCGCCCCGTGACCTTGAATATCCGGTCTCGCTTGAAGATAATCAGCTTCTCGTCCAGGCTGGCCAGCGCCGTGATGTCCCCACCTGGGTCAATCCGGAACTGTTGCGCCGTGGAGAACCACGGAGACTCGCCCGGTACGTAGTCGCCAGAATAGAAAACCATCTTGCGCTCTACGGAGCTAAAGCCCCACAGGCGGTTATTGTGTACGACCATCTGCGTATAGGGCGGGGGCGGCTCCCTATCAAGGATTCCGCCTTGCGTGTAGATGATTCGGTTGCTGAGAATCGTTGAATCGTTGGCGCTGTCTACGTATGTGAAACTCGCACCGAGGGCGTTCATCTTTTGGGAGCCGACGAAGTAGTACGTCTCGCCGCCGGCCTCCGTTCGGAAGACCGCCGCTATAGCCGTGCTAGCGTTCGCTACGAACGCTGTCATCAGGTAGTAGTCAATGGTCAGAGAGACGGCTCCTAACCCCGCTCCGGCCGACGTGGTGGCAGAGAAGGGGAGAGACGTCGTGCTCCGGGAGACGTTACCGTTGGCGTCCGAGCGTTCGAAGACGACGATGTAGGAATAGGTACCGTTATCCATCCCAGAGCCGAGCACTGACCCCGGGGTCGCCGCAGTAATCTCGGGATAGATGATAAAATTATTCTCGGCCCAGGTGTTTCCGTCGTACTGGAACGGCGTGCCGCCAGCGACCACCATAGACCCACCGATTTCGCAGTTCTGGAAGCGCTTAGGATCGGTGAAGTCCATACCGAACGTTGTCATTCCAGCGCGGAGGGACGAGTTGGATAGGAACTTGTAGCCAATCGGGGAATCGAACCAGTAGACCTCAGCCGAAACGGCGTCCATTTCGGTTAGGCACGTCATCCCGGGGCCGACCGTGAACGCTCGCCGGAAGGCGTGCGTTGCAACCGGTTGCCAGCGTGGGGCGGTACGGTTGATCTGGATTGTGATGTAGGTTTCTTGTGTCTCGTAAGGCGCGTAAACGGTTACGTACTGCCGGTCCCCATAGGCGAATGGTTTCGTCTGGAGATGGAAGTTCGGAAGCTGAATTATTGTACCGATACCGCCGACATAGCTAATCGTGGCCCACGCGGTGTAACCCTTGAGTGGCGCGGCATCGCGTCGGTCCCAGACACAGAGTGTCGTGAGAGCGTCAACTCGGATTAACCCGCAGTTCCAATTAGTCCCGGTCGCCGGGTCCGCTTCAAGAGTGGTCAGTGCGAACGACGTCGTTAACAATGCGGGGTCAAAGCCGCGCACGCGCATCGCGCCAGCCGACGCCGAGTGAAACGCAATAACGCCGTTCTCTCCGGGAACCGCCTTGATTGCCATTCCACCGTCCGGAACCTCGGTGCTAATGGTAGCGCCGGCTGTGAGTGCGCCGGAGGATACGATCATCCTGGAGAGCTTGATTTCCGGAGTATCCGTGCAGTGAACGATAAGAATATCCGTGCTGCTTATCGAGCAGATGTCAAACGGCGCGTAGGGGTAGGGGACAGAGCCGGCGTAGACGTCCGCGCCGCTGTAGATGGTAAACGGGCCGATGCCGCCAATCGTTGCCGGGTTGACCGTGAGATAACGGATAACCTGCGATGCAACCGAGGAATAAACGACGACAATCGTAGCGCCGACTAGTGCAGTGTGGACAATCTGGTAGGCGTTAGACGCATCCGTCCTTGTGGTCAGCAGAGACCCGTCGCTCGCATCGACCACTTTGGTCTGCAAAAAACCGCTCGAGTCGATGTAAGCGTGGACGGTAACGCCACCGTAGGTGACGCGCGAGCCGCTGGTTACATCGTTGGCCTGGTCCAGCAGGACCGGACGCTCGCTAACGGACGGTTCCGGAACGACGCCCAGATCGCGCCAGAAGGCGATCGGCTGGCGGTACGACTTGAGGTTCGCGCCGTCGAAGAACATAAGCTCGTTACCGCGCTTACCCAGGCGAACGCCCGTGGTCGAGCTGGTGGTGGCGAACGAGTCATAGCCAAAGCGCTTCCCATATCGCCCGTCAACCTGGCTTGAGACGTTCTCGGCCTTGGTGAGCGTACCGGGCTCCATTGCGGTGGGGTCCGTGTGCGTATCGAGCTGCCCGTAAGGTATCTCAAGAGGCTGGAATTCAAGGGGCATTCAGTAAGTTCTCAGCCGGATAGTGCAGTTAACGTCTGATTGGAGTGTGATGAATCTGTGGTCCCAAGAGACGCGCCAGACGTTGGCGTCGGCGTTCTTATCCACCACGTGCCAGCCGAGCGGGGTCTGTCCGTCGCGGAGGTCGAGCCGGTGGCTAACGAATTTAGGCGTACCCGCTACGAGGTCCACGTCCTGAGTAACGCTAATAGCCTCCGAGTTGGCCAGTAGCCGGTCTACGGAGGTGCATAGAGCGCCGACAAGCTGCATAAGCTGTCTGGCTAGGGTGAGGGCGTCAGACGTGCTGGAGACGCTTATACGCGCCAGGCTAGGTAGCCTCACTCGTCCTCATAGGCCCATTGGACCTGCGGTGGTTCGTTCTGGTCGGGGTCGGCGTACTCTAGGAGGTCCTGAAGTTCCGCGTTCATCTGAGCGACTTGGAAACTGTTGTCGGATTCTTGCTTGGCCAGCATATCGGCCGCCGTGGCCCAGATGATTGACTCCTCGAATCCGGCGATACCGTCGTAAACGTCGGCGTCCGCAGAGAGCGTCGTCGGCGTGGGGATGTAGTAGACCTTGACGGAATGAACCGCCATCGGAGTCGGTAGAAACCGAATCTCTTTATTAAATAAATCGTATTGAACGTTGGTCCGGCGACTGCCGCGGGCCACCTGGTTCCAGCCCTCTGCGGGCTCCTGCCAGTTACTCTCGTTCGGGTTGTAGCGTGAGAGCCTAACCTTAGGCTGGTTCGCTTGCACCCACCACACGCCGTATGAAGAGAGCTTCATAAAGTTCGCGGGTAGGGCGTAGGCTTCCGTACCGGAGGCCGTAGTGATGGTTGTGGACGCGCCAGCGTAGGCGTTACCGTACGACTTGACGATGCGCCGGTGGATCTTCCGAATGTTGGCGTTGATAAGCCCGTTGATTTCCGCGTTAGAGCAGAAAAGGCTGTTTTCTTGGTCTGCGCGCTCTCGTGCAGCGGTGCGCATAGCCAGCAAAGTTGTATTCAACGCCATAGAGTCAGATACAGGGCCCCTTCCGGGGCCCCGTCTCCTTTAGTAATCGCCAGCTTTCATCGCGCACATATCGGTGAAATTCCGGAGCGCCTCGAATGCCGCGTCACTATCGCCAGCAGCCGTAGCAGCTTCGAACTCGTCGAATGCCTCGCGAAGTCCGTCAGAGGATTCCTCCTCCTCCATCTCTTCGTGTTTCTTACCCATGGGTCCGATGACCAGGGCGTTTAGTCCCTTAGCCATATTACTTGGCCATGCTCCGCTTGAAGCGGAACTCAAAGAACACTTCGTTACCAGAAGCCGCCGCAATATCGGCCGCGGCTGCGGTCGTAATCGTGGTAATCTTCTGGGTCATCGCAGTGCTGGTGTTCAGGTTGGCTGGAACTGCTGTCAATTGCACCTTGCTATCCGCGGCCGTGGCGAGCATCAGGGAAACCTGAGCGCCCGTCATGGCGTAGAAGCTATCGTCAAATGTCAGCGTGTACTCGCCGGTACCCGTACGGGTTAGTGAGGTGATACCAGCGGGAAGCGTGGTACCGAGGCCATCCGGGCCACGGAACGCTACAGGGCTGGAGGCACCGTTGACGCTAAACGCGCCAGAAATGACAACTTCACCCTTGTTAGCACTCAGTGCAGCCGGAGCATAAACTCTAGTTTGCGGCATATCTTTATAAACTCCTTAAGGGAGAAAGGGGGTCCCACACCGGACCCCCTATCCCTAATTACAGCGCGACGCGCCCGTTGTACCCAGGAGCAACGCACCCGAGCTGAGCGTAGTACTTCGCGCGGACTTCGACGCCGTCATTGGTCGTCTGGCGAAGCATCTTGAGACCGTCGCTGTTCTCGAATCGGGGAACTTCTCCGAGCGAGTACAGCTTCCAGGTGTCCTTCTGGAGGATCCAACCCACGTTCGAGGGGCAGTAGGCGTCCGCGAGGACGTCAACCACGTTCGTGCCGCAGGTGATTTGGATCGAGCGGAATCCGAACTCACCATCATTCGACTGCACTTCGCCGTACATCACGCGGCTTCCCAGGGATGCCTGGAGATTCGCGAATTGAGCGAAGTTCAGAACGAACAGGTCAGGCTTCGCACCCTCACGCGCAACGCGCGCAACGGAGCGGAGGATTTTCTCTTCGATCGCGATGCCAGCGGGGGCAACAGCGGTTCCAATGCGGATACCACCGAGGCGGTTCGGGCTGACGTTACGAGCAACGCCGAAGAACGGCGTGGCGCTCGGAGCAGCAGCGGGAATCCAACCACCGAGCCCAGCAACCTTAGCGTTAAGGTCGCCGGAGACCTGGATAAAGTCGCCAACAATGAGGCCGGTGACCTGGGTCGTAACCCAGTTGGCATCAGAGGTGAGCGTTCCCAGGTCGTAGTCAATCCCCGTGACCGTCGCCGTGCCCGTACGGGGCGTGGCGGTGTCGGTTGCGCTGAAAGACAGCTCCATATCGATATCGAAGTTAACAATCTGCTCGATATCGGCGAGGGTCAGAGTCACGGTCGACAGAGCGCCGACCGTACCGATCGAGCCGGAGCCCGTTCCGTACAGCGCCGTCGACAGAGAGCGAACGAGCTGCTTAAACATCCCGTCGATCTCGGTAACGCGAGCCGAAACGAACGCAGCTTTATCGCCTTCGGAGGCTTCAAGGGCCTCGTTCTCGATAGTGACCACGCCGTAGTCCTTCGCGCGGGTAAGCACGAAGTCTTCGGTTCGGGCGGGGGCAGCGGCGCCTTGCGCAAGCGCAATGCTGGTACCGCGGCCGGCCGGGGTGGAGAAGAGGATCGGAATCGGAAGATTCTTACCCTTCATCGAAGTCATGCGCGGCAGAACAGAGAGAAGCGTGCTCTCTCCGTACTGCATCAGCTTGACTTTCATGTCATCGTAGTAAACTTTAAGAACGCCGTCGAGCGACGTTACGGTAGCGGAAGTCATGTGTTAAGAAACTCCTGAGATTAGATTATTTCCAAGATCCCACAGCACGCGCCAGACGTTCATCGTCGTTTCGCGGAGTGCTTTCGCTCTTGGGCGTGCGGGCTGCTGACATCTTGTTGGTTATGGTTTTAGCCGTTTTAGGCTCTGTCTTCTGACCCTCAGACTTGGGAGCACTCTCTGTTTTAGGAGTCTCGGCTTCCGACGTTTTACCGTCTTGTTCCTCACGCCATTTCTGGTGTGACAGCAGACTTTCTAGATAGGCTGCGATCTCGGCATATCCGACCGGCGTATTGCCAGCAGCCTTACGGGCTACAGCAATGATGTCGACGTCTGCCTCTTTGGCGAGAAGAGGATATTTACCCTCGTCCCTTACGTGTTTGAGAAACCCGGCATTCTCTTGATGGACGGCTTGCTCCATCTTGGTACGCTCCTCGGCTTCCTTCCTTTCCTTCTCGGCGGCTTCCTTCTCGGCCTGTTTCTCGGCCTTGATTGCCTCCAGCTCCTGCTTGAGCTTCTCCGTCTCGCTGTTGCTCCGGGCGATCATGTCCTCGGGGGCGGGAACGCCTCCGTTGAGACGACGCCTGGTAAGACGGTCGTAAAACTCTTCCTTGGTCTTCCCGCGCTTCTTAGCGACGGTCTCGAGGAACTGTTCCTCGTCGTCCTCGAACATCTTGACGAGAGCGTCGATATCCGCCTGGCGTTTCTCCAGGTCGGTCATCTTGGCTTTGCTGCTGGTCTCATGCTCTGTGCGCATGGCCTCCAGCTTCGCTAGCTCGTCTTTGATACGAGCCTCTTCGCGCTGTACGGCCTTGCGCTGGCGTTCCAGCTTGGCAAACCCTGAGCTGAGCTTCTCTTGAGTAACCGGCTCTTTTTTCGGTTCCTCTTTCTTCGGCTCTTCTTTCTCTTCCTCCTCCTTAGCCTCCGGCTCTTCTTCCTCTTTCGGCTTAGCCTCAATCGGTGCCTTGGTCTTCGGAGCGCTCTTCTCAACCTTCTTCATCCCGCGCGGCTTTGGTTTATCCATAGACGCAATGGTGTTCTCGATTTCGGTCGCGAGGGGCGTTTTGCTAGGTACCTCTGGGAGGGACATAGCGGGTAGGGGGCTAGGTGCTCCCTGGTCTTCAGTAGACATTAAGTAAGCTACTCTTTACTATCATTAGCCGATAGTTAAGCTCACGTGATTAGCGTGTGGGTTAAGAAACCAGGCTTAAGCGCGCTGGTAGCGCTTTACATCGGGACGCCTGGCGGCGCCATCGGAGGCGGTGCGCCTGGCTGAGCGTTCGGGTCCATCGGCATATCGGCCGGACCTTGCATAGGCATTCCATCGGGGCCCATCGGTGGGCCAGCCTGCGGCGGTGGCTGCATAGCCATCTCGCCCTCTACGACAATCTCTAGCATCTCGCGGAGCATATCCAGCCGGTCTTCCGGACAGTGGTTGCGCTCAGCGTTGAGGAGTAGCGCCACCGCGAGCGGCTTAACCTGCTGCATATCCACATACGGGTCGGGAACCCACGGCGTGCCACGCTTGACGATGTCCGTAAGGCGCCGCATGATTGCCTTCTTAGAGGCAATAACCGGATTCATCTCGGCGAATTCTTTGGTGTCCGGGAATTCGGCGAGCATCATGCCTTCATCCTTCGTTACCCAGCCGATATTCACCCATTCCTGGACCACGGCGAGCTTCTCCGCGGGATTGCTCGGTAGAGCGTTCGTCGGGTACGCGCGGATATCGTATTCGTCCTTTTTCAGGTCGATATCGTCGAAATCCAGCTCTTCGTAACCACCCTCAGCGTTGAACCGGACCTTGTAGCCCTTGATTCCACGTGCGGTCTCAATCATCTTCGCCGCGGCGTCGAGAAAGAACTGTTCGTACATGTCCGCCGCAATGCGGAGGCGCTTGCTGTGATTCTGGAGAATCATTCGGAGCGCTTTACCGCTCACGTCACCAGGAAGCGTCTGTCCCTGAGCCGTCATCTGGCTAATACCGGTAATCTCGTACGCCTTGCGCTCGAGTTGCCACAGGTGCTCGAAAATCTGCGGGGACACGGGGGTCTCGGCCACAGTGCTAGGCGGAGTGCCGGTGTATTCGATGATATCCCCGTCATTCGCACGCATGTGCGCCGGGTTGACCTTGCTACCGCGTTCAATGAACACGCGCGTGATGCCAAGCTTGGCGAATGCGCGCTGAATCTTGAGCAGAAGGCGGTTAATCTCCTTCTGAACGCCGGCTAGTTGCTCCGTGAGGCCCTTGCCCCAGAAGCCAAACGGCCGTTTCATCCAGCGGAGGAACACGAACGGGTGGTCTTCGCACTCTTCGTTGAGGAGTTCGATATCATCGTCCCCAACGGCGATAATGTGGCGGCCGTCTTTGGCCTTAGGACCACTCGGAAGGTGCCACGCTTCGACGACCTGCAAGAGGTCCGCCGTGGTGTCGTACATAAACGGGTCACGACCGTTGGCAAGACCCGAACTCGTGCAGGTCTCTAGCCTGAGGCGCAACTCTTCGTTATCCGCGCCGTACTCAGCGAGTAGGACAGAGCGGTCAATCCACTTGGTCTGATAGAAGCATTGCGGCTTCCCGTACATACCATCCGCCTGGTCGACCAGCAGTTCCCAGGGGAACACGCGGTCCAGCGCGACTTCATCGTTGCTCTGATAGACCTTGAGAATCCCCGTTCCGGCCCATTCGGCGTCTAGGAATATCTCGGGTGCCAGGTCGTAGAATCCGGTCTTGTAAAACTGACCCTCGCAGAACTTATCAAGCTTCTCTGCGGCTTCGCGCTTGTCCCAGTCGGCACCGTTCGTTGTAAACGTGGCTTTGGGCTTGTTCTGGCAAATCTCGGCCTGTGCGGCTGAGCAACAGTTCTCTATGATGTTGAGTCCAACGGACTCGTTACCGGCGACTTGCACGGTAATGGCCGGCTTGCTATGCGCAAACGGGCTGAGACCAGCGATAGCCGTGCCTCCGTGCATGCGTGCCCAGTACAGGAACGACTCGGCCAGATACGCCTGGCGCGAAGCAATCTGGCGAGCAGTCGCCATCATGTCGGCGGACTGGTTCTCAGGGGCCGAGCACCACCAGTTGAAATTATAGGGCTTGTCGCCCGGAGGCGTCGTGCGTTCGTTCGGGGGGATTCTGCGCATTAGCTAGCCACGTGCGCGAACGTGACGTCCTCTTCTTCGTTGAACTCACGCTCCTCACGCTGTGTGGTGCTCTCTTTGGGAAACTCGGGCAAGACTGGACCCAATGAGAGGGTCAGCTCCGTTGTTTGATACGTTAAAACGTTATGAGCACGCAACAGCGTGAGGAGGTCAGCTAATTCAGAAAGTTTCAGGCTTCCGTGTACTCCACGGTAATCGACATCACGGGCACGACGACGCCGTTCCCCGCATCAACGAGATGCAGTGAGAGGTCTTCGCTTGGAGCGACAATGCGGTTAGCAGCAGTCGCGGACAGAGTGAGCGAGATCGGCGTAAGAGCCACCCAGTCGTCAGTATCGGTAATCGCCGTGGTACGGGACGCAACCACTACCGCGGTGTCCGCGGCGAGTCGGCGGTTAAGGGCGACGGTCTTATAGTTCGTATTATCGGCGGTGAGTGCAGCGAACGGGACGATAGTAACGGCCGTCACAATGAGCGAATGCGTTCCGAGATTACTAAAAAACGGCCACTCGTAGATGGTACCCGCGTCTGCGTCGGGAATCGGTTTAACGAAGCTGCAATACTTCTTTGCCTTCTGTACCCAGTCGGCGGCGGTGATGGTCGGAGGCGATCCGCCCGAAGTGGCGTGAGAGGACCAAAGGCCCTTCCAGATTGTGGTGATATTTGCAATTGCCATATAAGATGTAACCCCCTAAGGGAATAAAAGTTAAGCTAAGCGGACGTTAAGTTCAGGCGAACTCGTTACTGCGATTATAAATTGGTGTGGGGGTAACCGCTAATTGGCGATTAGGAAGCGCCGGAGGCGCGGCGGCGGGGCCACCTGTGGCGACAGTGCCAGCCGGCTGTGCTTTGACAGCTTGATTCGTGAACTGAGGAGACATCGGACCGGCAAAGCCGGGGTTACCGTTGCGATACGCCGGGCCCGCAGGGGCGCTGGGTTGCTGAGGAGGCATAAACGGCGCTGAGGGCTGGTAGGACTGTTGTTGCTGGCGCTGCATCCACGGCGGGCTCTGCTGCTGTTGCATCCACGGAGGCGCTCCACCGCCGTAGCCGCCACCGCCACCGTAGCCGCCGCCTTGCATCCACGGCGGAGCCCATTGCGGCATTTGCTGTTGCTGCATCCAGGGCGGGGGGCCGAAACCGCCACCGCCACCATAGCCGCCACCACCTCCGAACGACATCTGACCGCCGCCTCCATATCCGCCGCCGCCCTGTTGCATCCATGGGGGCATCTGCGGCCTAGGAGCCTGAGCCGGGGGCAATCCCTGGCGCTGGCCCCATCCCATAGGCGACTGCATCGCTGCACGTTGAAGCATTCCACCGTTAGCCGGAGGAGGCGGAGGCGCCGCGGGCGGAGGAGCCGCTACGGCTTCGTCGCCTGGATAGCTGGCCGTCTGGAACGGCTCTACGTTGCCGTTCTGTGTGATGATGGGCGTTTGGGGGTCTGAAATCATTGACTAAGGCACCTAAGGATTGATACGATTCACGGGATGAAACGGAAATATCGCAGCGGACCAAAACCGCGCCGCCCGCTTTCTAAAGCGGACATCCGTCGGATTCTAAGGCTGTATGCCAGCGGTAAAATGTCCCAACGGGCTATCGCAAGAGAATACGATACGAATCAAACCACAATACACGCCGTTCTGCATCGCAGCTATTGATCCCACCAGGGTTTATCCTGTGTGGCTTCCTCTTCTTCTTTTAATATCTGTAGTTCTTCGCGAGCATTAACCTGCTCGGGGCTATTCCATTTGCGCCAGTATTCCGGCGTGCCGAACTTCTCGGTGACTCCGGCTATCTCACTACCCGCGCGCTGGTAGCAGGCCAGGACGAGAGCGGAGACTAAGTCACCGTGGCCGCCGTTGGTACGTGGCTGCTTAATGCTGATAGCTCCGCCCGATGTGGGCTGTGACGTGACGAGCTTAAGCTGGTCTAAGAGTCGTTCGTTCTTTGGGAGTTTGATCTGCCCGTCTAGTAGCAGTCTTCTAAACCGTACGTATACTTCCTGGTTCCCCTTCGCGCCTTCTGGCGCAATGGTGAAATGCAGGTCTTCGGCCTCGAGATGCTCCGAGATGCTCTGCCTATAGTGACCGTCTGCGGTCAGGTAGGCACATCCGTGTGTCTTCAACACATCGGCGAACGTCTTAACCACCAGGCTCGGCCGGAGCGGCTCGTCCTGTTGCGGTCGTAGCTCCAGTAGCTCGGCCGTGTAGTACGTATTGCCGCGTCTATACGCCACGGCTAGGGCCGAACTGTCAGACCGGAAGCCGAAGTCGCCACCCGCCGTTACGATGTCGCCAGCGAGCGGTGAGAGCGGTAAGATAAGCGACGTGTCAATCGCTCGTTCGATGGCCACGGGGTCAAAGAAACAGAGCGAACCCGCCGACATCGGCACGGCTTTAAATTGGCGAGCCCATTCGAGAGGGTCGGGCTCTAATTCATGCGATTGCGCCTCGGTAATCGTCGGATTGGCCACCCACGTGGGGGCATATCGGACCAACTGGGAGGCGGTGTCGCCTAATTCGAAAGCTTTATGGTGGGCATCCAGCGTTGAGAACGGCGAGCTGGAAAGGAACATCTTCGCGTTCGGCTGGGTGGCCATGGTGGGCCGGAGGAACGATAGAATGGTCTCGGCGGGGTTAGCACCGGTCTTATCGTTACGCCAGAGCGCGATTTCGTCGGCGATGATGCAGATAGCCGTGAATCCGACCGCGGCCATGGTGGAAGCGGCGAAAACCTTGAACTTTGTACCGCGCCCGGTTAGCTCTACGGTGTCGCCGGTACGCTTGTAGGGAATCTTGCAGGCCTTGAGAATCGATTCAATCGTTTCGATACGCTCAACGGCCTGGTCCTTGTTGACGGAGACAATGGCGACAATGCCAGAGTCTCCCGGTGGTACCTTGTGATTACCCCACATCGCCTCAGCAACGGCGATTCGGCATAGGGTGGAGGACTTACCGCCTCGCCGGCCGGCTCTGATGACGAGCTGCCTGCGGCCGGTGCGATAGAATTCCCGTAGGGTCTCGTGCCACCATTCAGAGGTGGCGGGGTAACCCGCTTCGATTAGCTTGAAGTCAAGCTGACAGTAGCGGGCGTATAGGGTGTCGGGGGATAGACGACGCTTGGCAGAGGCCAGGTAGTCGCGTTCTAGACTCACTTGGCAGTGGTCGGACGCTTACCTCGTGAGATAATGTTCGCCTGTGCCTCTGTCGGTCCTTCTTCAGATAGACCTACGTTTCGTACCATCTCAGGCGGGCTCAGATGCCACTGGCCACCCTTGAGACGCCACTTGACCCAGCCATCGGCCTGGAGTTCCATCTCGTGTGTGTCTTCGAGCAGGTTCATCGTCCGGAGGCCGGGCTGCACAGAGCACCAGTCGCGAAGCTCTACGGATTTAACTTTCATGCAAGCAAATTTTGCTTCGCCACTTCGGTCAAAGCATCAAGCTGTTCCTTGTCAGAAGAACTGAGAACGTAGTCAAACGAATTCGAGTTGTCCGCAGCAACGCAGCGTCCGCTGTCTCGACAGAATACCACAGTGCCGATAATCTTCGTTTCGATCGTAAAGGTGTCACCGCTGAGCGCATAAAGCATTCCAGAGATGAACCGGGCTTTATTCGACGCCACGTTAGACTCGTTGTCGGTTCGTTGCAAAGTCACAGGACCAAAAAAATCATTTCTCAACATAATAGTATTTCCTTTCACAGGGACACCGGGGCTCGCTTCGCCTTCAACGCCGCACGCTTCGCCAACTGCTTCTTATGCGCCCTAGCCTCGCTAGCAACGACACGCCTCTCATGGCGGTTCAATCGATTGTGAACGTCCTCGAGTTGCGGCGCTTCATTGCCTTCCGCAAGCTCCGCCTGAGTGGCGCGGAGGATAGCCAGCGCGCCACGGGAAGGACGGGGGACTAGACGGGGGTCGATACGGAGGTTCACGATTGCACCTCGATATTCTCGAAACCCTTATAGGCCAGCTCGTATCGAAGGCTCTGATTCTCTTGTGCGAGCCGCGTGTAATCCTCAATCGCCGCGAGATATCGATTCTTGGTGTTGAGGTCCGCTAGCGACTGTTTCTCATACTCGCGGTTTGAGGCTCGTAGCCTATGAATTTCCAAGTCCTTGCTTCTTACTTCCGCCACGCGAACGTCAAGTGCAATTGCTAGTTGCACCACCCTGCGGGTGAGTATCGCTGGACGAGCGACCGCTGAAAAGAACGCCCGGAATGCTTTAGACCATAGTTGCATTCTGGTCTTTGGGATGGGATAAATTACGGGCTTGGGCGGCGCGTATTCCCATCCGACGCTTTCCTTTTCCCATCCGGCGCTTCTCATTGCGACCGCGAGCGTGGTTCCTCTACCTACGCGTTTCATTACGAAAGCGCCGGGGTAACGATGCGCTTCTCGGGAGTCGCCACGGGGGCAACAGCCTGAGAGACAACGTCGGTCTCGTCCAGGATTCCAACGACGTAATCATCCTGCGTCACGTACGTGTGCGTACCATTCAGCATAAAGTCCTGAATGAACGCATTCGACGCGAGCTGGACGTAGTCGCCGGGCTTGCAGCACGGCTCACGGAAGCCTTGCGGCGTCGTCTTACCGGGACCAACGGCGAGGACCTTCGCGCGCTTTGCGGCTTTCACCGTGGTAGCGTCGGGGCCGTTGCCGGTGCGATACGACTCGGGGGCGAGGATGCCTCCTTTGGAGACGTTGGGAGCGTCGACGGCTTCGAAAACGATGTTACAGAATGTGGGTTTAAGCATTTAGGCCACCGCCACAGTGAGGGAGGTTTCTTTGCGGTTTGCGGTTCGTGCGGCGTCCATACGCCGTCCTAGCGCTGCAAGCGTCGCTTCAAACGATTCACCGGAAGTGTAAAAACCAAGCTCGTCCGCGCCTAGAACTTCCGCGGAAATGGACGATTCACCTACGAATGTAATTACGATATTCATTAGTATTCCTACTCTGCCGAATTGAACCGTCGGCTTGCGGTCTAAAAGTTGACGGGGTTATCGTCGTCCGTCTCGACGTGGCCTTTTACCGGGAGTCTGCCAATCCGGGTCTTTTCGCGCTCCCAGCTCGGAGCGCTTCTCTGTCGGCCTCGGTGATCACCGTAGCGACATGAGTAAAATCTGTCTGCCAGTGCAGCACGGCGGTCTCATCTGAGACATGGTCCGCTCCAGCAATGTGGAGCAGTTCGTGCATAACGACATGTAGTAGCATCCTATCGGTCCAGATACGGTCCCGAACGATGTACACGTCCCTCTGGATTCCCATCCAACCGAACGTCACGCCACGAACGTTGACGTCTACGTCCTTCACAATCTGGAGCGAACTGTCTACCCTGGCCATCCGCGGGGAGTTCCGAAGCGCGGCTAGCCTGCCGATATCATGCATGTCCAGGTCGTATACAATGTCAACCCGATATCCCGCCTGACTCTCAAGTGCTTCAACGGCCTGGTAAATCACTCTGCGTTCCGGCCAGTTAAAGGCCACATCCGCGTGGACGGTTAGCCGTATACTGGGTACCGTGCTGGGTGGCACTGGTGCAGCACTACATCCCCACAA